CTTCACTTTATTCATAAAAGATTTATTTTCAACTGGATTCGTGTTCATTATAATTTACCATAGAAAAAGGTTTTCTATGAAGATTCAATAAAATGCTGGTTAATTCCTCGCCTCTGGTAGACAAGATAATATGCGCTAGAACTCACCAATGAATCCCAACTAATATCTGATATTGTTTCATCATCGGCTTTTATCCATCGGCTCCCTGAGCGACAATAGGCCCAATAATGTCCTCCTAAAAGGTTTCCAGAATGATTTCCAATTCCAACTAAATCATACGTATTTGTGTGATTTTCCACTTTTTCAAAAAGCATTGGAAAACGAACATTATCAATCGGAAAATCAATTCTCTTACTTATTTTATGGCCATCATTGTCGAAACGATTGAAACAAAAAATGAGAACCGGAGGTGGTATATAAACACTCTTTTTTATTTTCCCAGTGCGTAAACCACCACAGTTTTCACAATTAATTTGATTGTCGCCTCGCATATTCTCGCTTATGACATAATGACCAATTGAATCAAATAGCGTGTTCATGGAGTTCGTAATCGGAAAATTGAGAACATTAAACATATCGAACCGATATGATTCTTTATGACATTCGTCGCATTTTGTCCGATTGAGCAATTGCCCATAAAATAGCTTCATAATGATTGAATAACTGGCTTGATTCGATTGACTCCACGACTCAAATGAAAGTCGATCTAACTCGGAAGCTCCTTTCTTAACAAGGGACATCTTGACTTTGTAGGAAAGGCCCACGTGAAGTAAATCAATCATTTTCAGGAATGCCTCACAAGAATCTTCTTGACTCATCCCCATGAAAGTGGTATGAAACCTCTTTAAACAGCGAATGAATGTATTTGGACGAATCGCATAATGACCCTCTGAAAGGGACCTCATCAAGCTCGAAAAAGCCCTTACAAATTCTTGTTCTGGTTTTTCATTCAAATCATCCACATATTTTTCTGATATATATATACGCAAAGGACCGATATAATATAAAATTTGGAGACCAGTATTTGCATAGCAGGTATTCCCAATATTTACTAATCCAGATTCTCTTTCTTTTTTAGACATTTTTTACTATATATAAATAACATATTACTTATAAATCAATTTTTACGAAAAACAACTCCGAATTTAAAAATATATGAACATAGTATAATTAATGAAATTTCACACTTGCGAAAAGTGTGGAAAAATATTTGACCATAAACACAACTATATTTATCACACAACCAAATTAAAAGAATCTTGTAGCATCATCCCTAATAAAGAAAAAGAAATACAGCTCCCTGTCATAATAACGCCCCGCTACAAAATATTTCCATTCGACCCCGAAAAAAACAACTGTATCTATTGTAATAAATCGTTCCACTCAAAAATATATACGACTCGCCACGAGAAACTCTTCTGTAAAACGCAAAAATCATACGCTACCATATTAGAGGACTTGAAAGAGGATTTAGAGGACCTTAAAACGGAGAATATTGAATTGAATGAGAAATATCTCAAAGAGAAGAAAAAGCGGATGTTCCCATTTGGAATGGAGAAAATACCATTAACAAAAGCAGATATTTTAGAAGCAATTGAGGACCCATATAATAAAATTCCCCAACTAATAAGACTCTACCATTTCGATTCATCACGCCCAGAATTTAAAAATATTCAAGTTAAAAATCCGAACGATACATATTATGAGATATACAACGGAAGTGAGTGGAAGTATGAACTAAAAAAAACGATTATAGAAACGCTTTTACAAACATACAAAGATATTATAGACACATACTATTCCAAGAAAAAAGATAAGATGGACCCCGATAAATCAAAAATATATGATGAATTTACTGAAAATATAGATGTGTATATAACAAATGCGCAACAATATAAATATTCCAAAAACCCAACATATAAAAAGATTTATCAACGCATTAACGATATGTTAATCACTGCATTCAGAAAAAAAATATTATAGATATATTATATGATTGAAATTACTAAAATTGAAGAATTACAGTATATCGTTAATAAGGACCCGCGAATCATATTAGTTGTTTTTACATCTGCTTGGTGCACCCCTTGTAATCTTCTTATTCCCCAACTACAAGAGCTTGAAAAAAGATACGCTAACAAATGTTTAGTAATTAATGTTGATATTTATAAATATAAGGCTTTTATGAATTTCTTCTCACTTCAATCAATACCTTCAATAGTCTATTATTATAATAAAAAAATATGGGATACGCTTACAATAACTGGCGCCGATATTGGAACCGCATATGAAAATGTATCAATTCTCCTAACTGAGCACAATGACGGAGTCCAACCGATGATACGAGCACTAAAAACGAACCCTGTAAATGATTTGGACTCTACAAATTTGCGCTAATGTCCATATTCGCACACGAAGCATTTAGAGGCTTTTGGGATGATATCCTGCTGAAATCGTTTTTTGAAATCTCTAAATTTCTCAAATACGCGCCGGTTTGAGTTTATTTTTCCAATGACCTCTTTATTCATTGGAGCAGAATATTCATACAATATACAAAAATAATGATGTTTTCCCGTATTTGGAGGAGGTGATGGTTTCTGATAATGGTATAATAACTGCGCAGATGATATATTATCCTCTTTTATATCATAAATACAGTAATGAACATAAAATTTTTCCATAGCATCTTTATCAACAATGACAAATAGATGGTATTTACCCTTATTTAGGTTTTTCATACTGTCGAACCGAATTTCTGGCTCTTTTAATACTTTTTCGAGTGGTATCGGCTTACAATCTTCCACAATTATGCCATCAAATACTACATACATATGTTTTTGATAATTTTTGGGAGGAGTATTATTGTTATTCATTATACTTTTATATAGATAAAATATTTATTATAAAACAAATCAATTGATTTGTTAAATGGGCCCAGGTTAGATATCGAACTTCGGGGTCTCTTCAAATTCAAAAAAGTTTTTAGGACCGTATAATTTTAAACATAGACGGAATGATTCTATGGTTTTCGGCTTATACCTTTTTGAGTGTTTTGCCTCTTTATGCGATAAATATTTTTTCGTTGTGAATTTATCAAAACACTGTATAAGTAATGTGTTTCTTTCGGTTTCCCAATTACCAAAGAAATCACACCAAAATGTAAAACTTTGGGTAATTGTCAAGTCAATCTTGGTAATATTTTTAGAAGCGATCCTTTCTTCAAATATATTTTTCAATATTAGTTCTCTCAAATTCAATGTGTACAACAACCAAATCAAATCTTGATGACTGACAGGAAGTAATTGTAAAATATCATATAGATAGTCAATCATAATCTTAGATTCAATTGTAATCTCGATACGAGTTCTTCCAAAATTTAAAGACGTTGCTTCTGAGAAACGAAATTCACACTCGATTTCATTAATATTGAAAATCATGCGATTTTTTCTGAATGAGTTAAATATCGCAAAGATATCAATCATTAAAATATCCTTTCTTTTCAAGAAATTACTAAGAATTTGTTTGACAGAATTCTTGATGCGAATATCACTCAGTGAATTTAATTCATATAATGACCGAATCATTTCACGCAATGAATTTAATAATTCTTCATAGAATTGTTCTAATTTCAATCGACTCTCCTCCGTAGGAGTTGTTGATTCAAATTGACCAGAAGATGTGGGTGGTGGTTGACTGTTCATCTTTTTAAATCATGAAAAATAACATTGTTTTACCATCAATTATTATAAAAATTGAATATTTAAATAAAAAATACTTTATCCATAATAAATGTCTCAAACTTGCGAATTTTGTGAAAAAACTGAAAATCTCCACACATTAAGATGTCCAAATGCTGGATTTACAGTGCGCGATCCAATCGAAGATGTTGGACCTGATTTTCAATTCATTCTTAACGAACAAATCTCTCCAAATACATATAAGGAAATTTGGGTTGGTCAAGGATGTTCCTATTTGGTCCGCAATAACAACGGAACGAAAGAAGTCTTCTTCCTCCATTGTGATTCACACGGACAATATGGGGATGACACATCTGACATCCCGCGTTATCGTGCCTTCATTAAAGGATATGAAGAACACAAAGAAAACTCTGAATAAAAATTGATTTATTCAATATATAAATATTTTATAAATAAAAATGGTTATTCCTCCTGAACAACTCTCCCCCAAACAGAGAATTTTTGATTTGATTGATTTAATCCGATCAAAGATATCAAGCCAAGAATATGTTGATTTAATGAACACTGCGAAAGAACTTGTTCAAGAAATCGAAGATGGCGAACAAGCAGAAATATCAGATGCCTCAACAACCAGTGAAGACAGAATTCACGAAAGAGACATTCCAATATCAGATGACAATCTTGAATCCATAGAACCAGTTCCATGCGACTGCCTTTCAAAATTTAGATACCCAGATGAATTTCCAATAATGGATACTCATCAAACATATCGTCAGATGTTTTGTTCTGGACTAAATATTTTTCAATGTAAGAATTTCAAGCTGTTTTGTGAAGATTATCCATTGATGTATAATCTACTTGAAAAACAAAACATGCCTTTCGCAGATAGAGAAACACATTCTTCATATGTTTCACTACATATGAAGATGATTTTTTCAATATTTTTTACATTAAATTCTATTCTTGATTCCAAGCGTCATAAAATAATAACGACAATTGTTTTTTACAATTTTGTCATCCGAAATATTCAGTTCTTATTTGATAATAATCAATTAGCTCGAATTTCATACGATAAATTCGTCTCTTTTATAGTAGACGTTGAATTCATTCAAATTGCGGATGAATTTAACATTAATTTGGAAAATTGGAGAGTCGCTCTTGAACGCGTAGCCAATTCAATAATCACCTAATTGTGCGATTTAGTTATATATTATAAAATTATAAAATTATAAAATTTACAAATCCAGAATACAAAGAACACATTGAAGACTCTAAATAAAAATTGATTTATTCAGAGTATGAATCTTTTATAAATAAAAATGGTTATTCCTCCTGAACAACTCCCCCCCAAACAGAGAATTTTTGATTTGATTGATTTAATCCGATCAAAGATATCAAGCCAAGAATATGTTGATTTAATGAACACTGCGAAAGAACTGGTTCAAGAAATCGAAGATGGCGAACAAGCAGAAATATCCGCAATATCTGATTCCGAATCTAATGATAGAGGCCGAATTTATGATCCGGTGGATTACAATCGTGATTCAGATTCAGATTCAGAAATTGAAGAAACATCTGACAATACGCAATGCAATTGCCTTTCACGATTCTCCTACCCAGAAGATTTCCCTACATCTGGAAGCCATCGGACTTATAGCCAGATGTTTTGTCGAGGAATCAATATTTTTCAATGCGAAAACTTCAAGCGATTATGCGAAGAATATCCGTTGATCAATAATTTAATTGAGCAACAAAACATGCCTTTTGCTGATAGTGAAACATATGCGCAATACGAATCACCCAAAGTGAAAATGGTTTTCTCACTATTTATTACTTTGAATGATGTGTTTGATTACAGGCGCCATAAAATAATTATTTCTCTTATCTTATTTGATTTCGCAATGAAGAATATCCAATTCATAGCAGATAATCGCGAGTCATTTGGTCGTGTTGCTTATGACAAATTCATTTCTTTCATGTATGAAGAAGATTTTCCGGAAATTGCAGACGAATTTAATATTAATTTGGACAATTGGAGATTGGCGCTTGAACGCGCAATCGCGCCCCCATAGTAAATTGATTCTATTAGATTTCATCTAATAAAATGTCTTATTATAAAATTATAAAAATACAAAATTACAAATCAATAATACTACATCCAGTCGCAATATTTAATTTATTATTTCTTTTAATCTTCGACTTCGCAATTTTCTCGACTTCCGATAAACTCTTATTTGTGGTCTTCGTAGTTTCTTTCTCCACCTTTTTCGCCTCCTTCGCAGATTCCTTAACATTCCGAATCACCTTCGCAACTTTAAAGGAATCCATTTTGGTCATAATAGGGGCCGATTCAACCTCCTTCTTTTGAATATTCGCCTTCATCGTCTCAATACTGATACTCGCTTTCTCTTTCGGTTTCGGTTTCAGCGCAAATTCATCAATATAAGTATTATCAACCACACTTCGAACAGAAAAATAACTAGTAATATCTTTTCCATATCCATTTTGCGTATTCGTATAAGTCCGGACAATCTCACCAAGCAACAATCGCTCTGTCTCCAATTCACGCAATCCAGCAATTTTTTCCTGAATTTCCAACCCAGTCTTATTCTTTTCGCGCATCTTTCGGATAATAGACTCATCCATCCATCCGTCGCGATATCCTGTTATTTTTTCAAGTTCCAGTGCAAACAATTGAATACACGGAACCTTAATCTGATGGTTCAAATAATACATGAAATCTGGCTTACACACTGACGGATTCGCCTTGATATAATCAGGATGTTCCACTTTATCACCTTGGAGAATCTTCTCTCCCTTCTTCGGGGCGCGAGTCTGAATGAAAATATAGGGAATCCTATCATTGGACTGTGGCTTATTTCCGGGGTCGCGCTCGGCCATACGGTCCGCCAACATCTTATGCGCAATCGATTCCGGATTCTTGTAATCCGCCCTCAATGCCTTCGTAATAATCAGTTTGCTCAAATCGACTCTCCCCAGCAATAAATCACGGACTGAGCTTGTAAAAAAGCGCTCTGCTTCAAGGATATCCATCTTATTCAATATAATATCCACAATTCCACCGTAGATGTCCTTACAAATCATCGCATTATCGCGCCTTTTCAGAACGATTCCCATCGACTTTTGCTTAAAATGATGCGGGTCATCCTCATAGAGGTTCCCCACATATCTCTTTCTCGCCAGTTGAATAAAAGGGAAAAATGTCTTCTCATATTCGAGGTCGTGTGGTTTTTTAAGTAATGCTGTCACCATTTTACCGGCCTTCTTACATAGTTCAATTGACTTTTTTAATGCCTCAACGCCCTCTAATTTGAGGCCTAATTGCTTCTCCCAATACTGGTCAAACGCGATAAATACAGAGTCCGTGTCTCCATAAACGCAACGCGCCCCCGGAAAGTTAGTCTCAGTTACATCACGCGCCATTTTCAGAAGTTTCCGGCCCGTCGCCGTTGTAGAAGAGGCCAATTCCTTGAAATAAATCGGGCTCGTTGGGGCCCCAACTTGCCCATATAGCGAGTTCGCAGTAATCTTGTAGGCTAATTGAAGACCGTCCAATATTGATTGCTGAAATAAATTATATTTCTCCTTGCGCTCGACCACATCTACCTTCAATACTTTCTTGGGGGCCTTCTTGTATTCAGCCACGTAGTAGTATTCAGCGTCCTCCTTGGGCCCACCCAGATTTCCATCAATGATGGTCCCATCTTTCAAATGGAACTCCTCATAGAAAGCACTCGCTCTTGTTACTCGCCTTGCCCATAGTAGATTGTCTAAAATACGAGGAATAACTGATTTTTCATCTTTTCCATCATCCATTATTTTTTCGACGTAGCAACAGATAGTTTTACCAATGACTTTCTTTCCGGCATCAGTCATATGATAATCATAGTCATCCTCAGATGCCTTTTTCGTCAAATCACCGTAATAGCCATCGTAATTATCACTCTCGATATAATTTGTTTTATACCCGAGTTTCTTTAATTCCGCATCTAGGATACCTTTGCGGTCATACTCCCGAAATTCCGGTAAAGAATACCAGCCATAATTACTAGATACCATATTCACAATATTTCCGGAATTATCCATAATCTTGTAAAATACGATACT